GCTCCTCCTGCTTGTGCTTGTGACGATGATGATGATGATGATGATGATGATGGTAATGATGATGAGGATGGCGGTGATACTGGTAATGGTGCTACTTGTGATGGTGATACTGGTGATGGTGCTACTGATGACGGTGATGGTGCTACTGATGATGGTAATGGTGCTGATGATGATGCTGGTGATGCTGGTGGTGATGGTGATGGTAATGATGATGGTAATGGTGCTGATGATGGTGCTGATGATGGTAATGATGATGGTAATGATGATGATGCTAATGATGATGATGGTGATGGTAATGATGCTGATGATGGTGATGATGGTGCTACTGATGATGGTAATGGTGCTGATGATGGTGATACTGGTGATGATGGTAATGATGATGGTAATGATGATGGTAATGATGATGATGCTGGTGATGCTGGTGATACTGGTGATGGTGATGGCGATGATGATGGTGATGGTGATGCTGGTGGTGATGATGTTTGCGCCAAAGTGACAGATCCAGAAGAGTTAAATACAATTGTAGTCAAAACAGGATTATGGTCGGAATAATCACAATTATTATTACTATAATCCTTATTTTCAAGATCAATAATAGGAAGGATTTTTGTATCCTTTAACTCGAACCTATTATCTTTTTTGTACCAAATCGTGTCCACTATGGTTTTCCCTCTTCCGTTCGTTATTGCTTCGTGTTCGTTATCTGGTTTGGCGTATATATATCCTTTTTCTATTAACAAATCGTACGGGGCAGTGTTCCAATCAGAAATTATTTTTTTTTCGTCATCTGTTAATTGGTGTGATGTGCCTAATTTTGTAAAATATTCATATTGGTTTTTTATAGCTTCCTCATATTTTGCTTCATCAGAATTATAAACACTGTTGAAATCTCCAACAATAATATCAGGGGCTGTATCTATAACCTTATTAAGCAGTTCCATTTTTTTTGTCTGAAGATTTTTACTCTCTTTAAGTAATTTAGCATCAGCATTTCGACCGCCTTCAAGATGTAGATTTGCGATTTTGACACCGTTGACACTAAACAATACAGCACTTCGTCCAGGAACTTTGTCGTTACTCTCAACACTAACACAACTGTTTGTTAATTCTGCTGACATGGATTGTTTCATATAAACTCGTTCTGTTTCTGCTCCTTGGCCACATATGGCCACTTGTTTATATAACTTCGGGGCATTGTTGACACTTACATCTTCTTGTGTACATACAATATCAGCATCAGAACTACTAATATATTCTAGTGGCGTTTTATTACCATTCTTACAATTATTCTGATATACATTAAATGTCATAAGTTTCAACTCAGATGGCGAATCTCCAGTAGACGTAATGCTCGACGGGTTTGCGTCCTTTGCTGTCGCTGTTGCTGTTGCTTTCGCTGTTGCTGTTGCTTTCGCTGTCGCTGTTGCTATTTTTTTAATTAATTCTTGTATTTCATTTTTTTCATCTGTTGACAACATTATATCGATTGGTGTGGTTAGTAGCTGATTTAATTTATTTTTAATATTTACCAATTTTATAATATCATTGATATGTATCGTTTTTTGATCTTTTGAAAACCATTCATGCAAATATTTAATATCTTTAACGTAATAGGCATAAGATGAAGTAGTCTTAGAACCATTATTAGAAGAACCTTTCAAAGGCGAACCTTTCAAAGACGAACCTTTCAAAGACGAACCTTTTCCTTGTGTTGTTGCTCCTCCTTCTACTTTTTTATATAAATAAATATACCCTTTTTTTTGTATTTCATTGGTCTCGTCATCATTTAATTCTTTTACATCAGCATCATCATATTTTTTTTTGCCGTCAATATCGTAATATATGTAGTGTCCTGCCGAAGCAATTTTGCCTCCAGTATGATAAATGATACTATGTAGTTTATACAATGGACTTTCGGATGCAAATAAAAATTCGTTTGGCATATCGTAATCTGTATCAATTTTAGAATAATTTGTAGTATCAAACCTTTTTAAAACAATTATTATATATTTATTACTATCTTCAATTATAAAAGAATGAGTTCTACCCCTTGTTTTAACATCAAATTGATCCGCATTTTTACCGCCGCACTTATAGTCATCATTCTCAAAAGTCTCATCATAAGAATTTAAATTATTAAATTTTTCGGTTATATCCACAGGATATAATTTTTGAGGTTCAATACTAGTATTATAAAATGTTTTTTTTGCATCTGATTTAAATTCGCAAAATGGTGTAGAACTAAGTGTAATTTTAAACAGATCATAAATAAACTTATATCTGTTTAACTGACCTAATGAATTATTTAAAAACTCACTCGCGTCTTGCTGTTTATCAGTCGCCCCCAAAAAAAAGGTTGTTTCCACCTTGTTACATTTTTCTTTGAATTCGTTTGATTTGTCTTCTAAGTAATATTTATTTTTGTAATAGGTAAATAATAATAGTAAAAATGTCAAATGGTCCGCATCAGTTTCCTCATTACTCATTGCTTCGTCATATATTCGTTTAAAATGGGGGTTTTCTAGTATTTCAAACAATAAGTGTATTGAACTGTTCATGTAACATTTACTATTCATATTTGGAAATCCAACATCTTTTTTTATTTGGTTACCATCAATAAGATCAACTATAGTTTTTAATTCTGTCGATACTTCTCTCTCTTTTTTACACGATGGGTACATAATAGAAAAATCTATATTTGTTTCATTTCTAATCCCTTCATTATTATTACCAAAAGAGAATGACGCATTATCGGTCGTTGTTGAAATAATAGTTTTCTGACGAGGATTTACGTCACCTGGAATTGTTCCGGGTAACATGTTTGAATTAAAGTCTCCTGAAAATATAATATTGTAATCTTTGTAATATTGTTGACCATTTCGAATATCACTTACTATTTTATTCATAGCAGAATATTTTACAGAATTGGTATTTTTATCGTGACCGCCAAAATGAACATTAAAAACTATAGTTTTTATATCTTGTATAATAATACCGTCGCTCATTTCTTTTTTCTCTGTTTTAGTCGTATTAGTCGTATTAGTCGTATTTTTAGAGTTAATGCTTGTTATGTTAGATTTATTACTTATTATACAATATTCGCCGTCGAATAATACAGATACAAATTTTGCATTTAATAATATTCTAGAAAACTCTTGTTTAAAATCATACTTGGGATACTTGGGGTTAGTGTCTTGGGGGCATTCTTGTAATAATACAAAGTCAATATCTTTATCCAACAAACTACTAATCGCAACAACAATGTTATTGAGCCTTTTTGTATAAATATCTTGGGTTTCAACACAATTGTTTGAGTTTGATTGTGATGCTGCATTTTTACATACAAATTTACTGTAATAAAAATTTTTTTTTGAGTTGTATGTCATCTGCTGAGCAATATTCCATGTTATAAATTTAATATGTTTGTTAGATGTGGTGGTGGTTGGGTGACAAGGCGTTACATTTTCAAGATTATCATCCATATTATATTCATATTGAATAGGTGCATGGTCTGAATAAAAATCATTCTTAGACTGATCCCAACTAGTAATATCAGTATTAGTTAAATAATCTTTATATTCTACTCCATATTGGCAAATTTTTACATTATTTTTCCCTATATCTTTTTGTTGTATTGGTTTACTCATTATATATTATTATATTATATATATAAAATGTCGTCGACAACCAAAAACAAAACTCCTATAGACATTGTGAACAATGTTCAAAATTGTTCACTAAAGTGCAACTTTTCATTTAAATATCCGTCTTCTAAAATGCTTACGTTACTTAATGAAGGAACATACATAAATATAAAGGTAGACAGAATAAGTGAACCGCCGGTTACATTTAACAATAACGGATATAGTGTCAATGAAATGCGAATTTATATACCATCGCTTCATAAATATGCCGGAACCAGAGCGGCAGCTGAATTAATAATCGTTCACGCCAATACCAATAATAGTTCTTCGCATTTGCTTATATGTATACCTATTTCAGTGAATGATATTATAAATGACAATAGTGCGCTTCTCTCAAGAATCGTCCAAGAAATGTCTAGTCGGGCTAATTCTAAAGGAGAAACCACCACTCTAAACGAAGAAAGATTTTCGTTGAACAATCTTGTTCCAAGAAAACCCTTTTTTTTATACGAAGGCGACCTTCCCTATTCTCCTAATAATGGAAATGCTGATTTCATCGTTTATAACATGGATAATGCTATACCTATAAATGACCAAATGTTCAGAAAGATGAAGAATATGATCACGCCTGTTACTACAGATGTCCATCCAACTGGAGACAGACTTTCGTATAATAGCAAGGGACCTATTATATCAGAACTCGGAGATGATATATACATCGACTGTAGACCAACAGGCGCAGATGGGAATGTTATTGTACCTATTAGCGATGAAAGCAATCTGAGTGACATGAATTTATTCGGAACGATTGGGACGGATGGTGTAAGTCAAATTATAAAAATAATATTTACAGTCTTATTATCAGGCATAATTTTGTTTTTATTGATGAAGGCTATTTATATGCTAATAAATTATGGAGACAATAACGCACCGCCATTTTCAGTATTCTCCGTACTGAACCCTTTTGGATGATTATTTTATTTTTTTTTTAAGCAACGCCCTCATAATCTATAGGCGCAGCGTCGTGAAACGTATCCAGAATGGGTTTGTATGCTGTGTTATAAGAGATGTCATGTTTTACTAGAGGAGCCATTTTTCCAACCATTTCTTCTTCCAAGGTTACAACCTTTCTATCAATGTTTAATTTCTCCATCGTTTTGAATTTCGAAGATTCGTTTGAAAGAACTCTATTAATCAAGAAGCTGTTTCGGCTTGTTAGTTTTGATCGACGAATAAGTTCGTAAGCCGCTACAAATCCTAAAATACCTACAATTGGGTTAGAGTAGTAAAATGTAGAAATAGATATTATAACGACGACAATATTTCCTAGAGGTGTATTTATGTATTCCGCGATCGGCTCTGGAGTTTTCGTTTGTATTAGAATATAAAGTATAAAAATAACGCCCAGTATTAATTGATTGCGATTTTCAACTTTGATTAAATCATAATAATTGCGCATGTGTAATAATATAACATAATAATAGATTAAAAAATGAAATTAAGTAAATGAATTGTTAAATATATATAAAACATTAAAAAAAAATGTCCGGAGACTCTTCGTTTGTTGCTAAAGATGTCTCGACGACATACATTGGATTTAAGGGCTACAGTATTTTAAAAAGTTGTTTGGATGATTCGGAATTAAAGTATATAAGAGATACGCTTAACGTGCGTCCTCGTATACCGAATTCTCCTATTAAAATGGAATCATTCAAGGTATACAGGGAATCGGCGAAAAAAATTTATGTCCCTAGATACTGGGGTATAAATACCTATGGAATTCCGGATGAAATGAAATTGGTAAGCGGAGTACCTACATCCCTTATTTTCAAAGGTGATTTGAGAGATTACCAGGAGAATATCATAAATACATACATGAAGCATGTTACACTCGATAAAAAATGGGGAGGCGGAGGGCTCTTGGAAATACCATGTGGACGTGGAAAAACAATTATGGCGCTCAATATAATATCCAAATTGAAAACCAAGACGATTATCGTAGTCCATAAAGAATTTCTTATGAATCAATGGATAGAGAGAATTCAGCAGTTTTTGCCAGACGCTCGGGTAGGGAAAATCCAAGGGAAAATTGTAGACATAAATGACAAGGATATCGTAATCGGGATGCTCCAGTCCCTTTCTATGAAGGAATATCCAGACAATATGTTCGAATCATTCGGCTTAACAATAATAGACGAGTGTCATCATATATCGTCGGAAGTATTCAGTCGATCTCTTCAAAGAATTGTCACTAAATACGTATTAGGTCTTAGCGCAACCATGAATAGAAAAGATGGGTTGACAGATGTATTCAAGATGTTTTTGGGAGAAATTATATATAAAGAAGAGAGAGACATGACAGACGTTGTAATGGTAAAGGGAATAGAATATAAAACGGATAATGAAGAGTTTAATGAAACCGTATACGATTTTCGAGGAAATCCTGCGTTTAGTACCATGATTACTAAATTGTGTCAATATAGTCATCGTAGTGAATTTATTCTAAGGATGTTGAAGAGAGAATTGGAAATAAAAAAGGATCAGCAAATTATGATTTTGGCACATAATAAGAGTTTGCTGAGTTATTTATTCAACGCAATTGAACATAGAGGAATTGCTACAGTGGGATATTATGTAGGTGGAATGAAAGAAGCCGAATTGAAAAAAAGCGAATTGAAGCAAATTATCATCGCGACTTATTCTATGGCGTCTGAAGCTCTAGATATAAAAACATTGACGACTCTTGTCTTTGCGACTCCTAGAACAGATGTCGTTCAATCAGTAGGTAGAATTTTAAGGGTTAAACACGAAAGACCGATGATCGTCGATATTATTGATTCACATGACATGTTTAAAAGGCAGTGGGCGAAAAGGAGACAATATTATAACAAGTGCGGGTATAATGTATTTCATACAAATAGCAACACATACGAGTCGAATATTGATGAAAGCTTGAAATGGAAGAAGAATAAAAAGAAATTTGGAGATGGCGTGGAAGACGACGAGAGAAATGTTAGCTTTTTCACAAAAGGAAAATGTTTGATAGATGGATAAAGATATAAATATAAATATATATATTTATTATGAACAAACTAGAACAAAAATTATTTTGGGATAATGGCAATATATACTATGTAGGAGAAATAGTAAATAATATGAAGGATGGGTACGGAAGAAAATATAATAGTTCAGGTAAGCTTGAATACGAAGGGCTTTTTAAAAATAATGTATATTGTGGAAAGGGTAAACTATTTTATCCAGACAATACATTATTATTTGAGGGCGAATTTTCAAACGATTGTTTAAAAAACGGAGTTTATTATTGGAAAGATGGTAAATACTATATAGGTGAAATGAAAAACGATAGTATACATGGAAATGGCGTTCTTTATAATAAAGATAACACGGTCGAATATGACGGGTTATTTCAAAATGGAATGAAATACGGGTTTGGCAAATTGTACCATCCCAATAAAAATATTAAGTATATCGGATATTTCATCAACAATTGTAAAACCGGCGAAGGAATAGAATGTAACGAAGACGGGACTATGTTTAAAAAAGGTACGTTTATCAACGACGAATTTATTAAAGGAATTAAATATACCGGATTGACCTCTTACTATATTGGCGACTTTAGAACGGATTTATATCATGGATATGGAAGGTTGTATAATTACAGCAATGTCATTCATTATGAGGGCGGTTTTGTAAATGGAGTTAAGCAAGGATTTGGAAAATTGTACCATGGCAATGGAGTTATGTCCTACTCCGGCGAATTTGTAAATAATTTTAAAAATGGATATGGAACTGAATATAACTCCGACGGCAACATTGTATATTCAGGCAAATTTTTGAATGACACCTTTTTAAACGATAATTATTCGATTACACGAAATAACGTTATAACGCCATGATGATTTTTACTATTTATTTTTATTAATAGTAAAAATATTGACTTAAAGACTAGTATTTAATATGGTATATAGAAATGAGTTGCCCAAGCACATTATCGTTAAATAACAATTTATATTATCTCGCAGAAGAACTACATACATACGATATTGCGTTCTTTACAAAGGTTTACAAGAATATTCGCAATATTATCAAGAATAAAAATTTATCCGCCGATAATTACAAATATGCCTATATTAATAAAACGGGATCGTGGGTCGAATCGAAGGAAAGTTATGCGAGAGCCAAACTATTATTGGCAGCCGAATGGGTTGAAAATAATGTTCCTAAAGTGATTATTCATAAGAAACAGGGAAATACATCTTCAACCGAGCATAAACCTTCAGAGCAACAAAAGGAGGAAAATAAGGTCGGGGTTGTTATTGATCTGAAAATCAGCGATTTGTATGACGTAGAGCCAGCGCCGGAAGTATTGGCATTAGAAGATGATGAAAAATTTACAGATTCTAATGGTAAAAAATTGGATATAATGGTAAGAGGTGAAAGACATCATACGAAATGCTATTTTAGTGTTAAAGACGTTAGTAAGGAATTTGATATGCCTAGTTTGTATAATACATTAATGAAAAAAGGAGAAAATAATTATCAAGAATCAGAACACTATAAATATTTTACTACTGAAAAAATATCTTCAGGATATAATAAATATTTTACTACTGAAAAAATATCTTCAGGATATAATAAAGATAATAAAGAATTATATCTGACATTTGAAGGAATTGTCAGACTATTATATGTTAGCAAATCGCCTAATGCTAAATACTTCAGAACTTGGTCTACAGAAAAATTATTTACCATTCAACTAGGCACCGAAGAACAAAAAGACGAGTTAGCATCGTCGTTAATTGGCGTTAGTTCTCGAGCAATCAAAGATGTATTTAGAACGAATACTGATAAAGTACCATCAGTCTATCTATATATTGTGGGTAATGCGAAAGAGAAATTAGGCGATGAATATAGCGATGATATGATAATCTGCAAGTATGGGTATAGCGATGATCTTCCTAGAAGAAATGACGAGCATACTAGAACATTCAAGAAGGAGTTCAATCAAGATATAGAATTATCGTGCTTCTCCATAATCGAATCGAAATGGTTATCTGACGCGGAAACCCAAATTAAACATTATTTCGACCCTTATAAATTAAAATACAAACAGTATAAGGAATTGGTTGTAATCGATAAGAAACAATTATCGCAAGTAAAAAACTTTTATAGTATGATCCAAAAGTCATTTATTGGCCGCTATATTGAATTTACCAATAAGATTGCCGAATTGGAAACTAGAATAATTGAGGAAAAACACAAGAATGAACTACTTGTTGAAAAACACAAGAATGAATTACAGCTGGAACAACATAAGAACGGAATGAAGGATAAGGATATTGAAATATTACACATGAAATTAATTATTGCCGAAATGAAAAGATAGTAATATAATATTTTTGCGTAGTGACTCGCCAGAATTTTTAATTCAAATAAATAAATAGTATGTTTGGTATCAATTGCCGCCCTATATTAAAATTAAAAACACTTTTTCATACCCAATCGAAATTAATTACAAAACAATTTTCTTCTTATTCTTTAAAAAAAATATCAGAATTGACCGACAATCAAGTATTGGAAGCATATAAAAATAAAAATGGTAAATATGGCAACAACAAGTTGACATTTTTCAACATTGAAAAAGAATTAGGAGATTTAGAACGTGCGGTTAGGATCCGAAGAATGATTGTTGAAACAGAATTGGGAAATTCTGGCGCATTAACATCGATTCCATTTCAAAATTACGACGACTATCATAAAATAGACGGACAATGCTGTGAGAATGTAATCGGATACATACAAGTTCCGTTAGGCGTTGCCGGCCCAATTCTAGTTAACGGCGAAACGCATTATTTGCCTCTTGCTACGACGGAAGGAGCATTAGTGGCCTCTACGTCTAGGGGCGCGAAAGCTATTGTTGAAAGCGGTGGATGTGTTACCGAAATATGTAGGGATGGTATGACTCGTGCGCCGGGTTTTGTATGTAAATCGGCCAAAGAAGCACACGAAATACAGACATTTTGCGAAAACGAGTTTCATGAAATCGCATCAGAGTTTAATAGTACATCCAATTACGCCAAATTACAAAGCATTAAGAGCAATATTGTCGGTAAATACATTTTTCTCCGGTTTAAATGTACGACTGGAAACGCGATGGGTATGAATATGGCATGTAAAGGAACTGATAAAGCCGTTGATTTTATCATGAAACATTTTCAGATAAGATTAATCAGTTTATCTAGCAATGCGTGTACGGATAAGAAGCCGTCAGCAATGAATTGGATAGAAGGACGAGGTAAATCTGTTGTTTGCGAAGCGGTTATTAAAAAAGAAATTGTTGAAAAAGTATTGAAGACGTCAGTTGAGGCAATGATTGAAGTTAACTATGTAAAAAATATGATTGGTAGCAGCGTCGCCGGTTCTATTGGAGGCAATAACGCGCACGCGTCAAATATTGTGACGGCAATGTTCCTTGCGTGCGGGCAAGATGTCGCGCAGAATGTAGAGAGCAGTAATTGTATGACAATTATGGAAAAGGACACGAACAACCAAGAAGACTTGTATGTATCGGTAACATTACCTTCTTTAGAAGTCGGGACGGTAGGAGGTGGAACAAATTTGTCATCTCAATCGGCTTGTTTGAAATTGCTTGGCGTTCATGGAGCAGATGATGGGGCCAATTCAAGTAAATTGGCGAGTATTATATCTTCAGGCGTTCTAGCAGGAGAGATTTCATTAATTGCCGCACTGTCATCGGGACATTTATTGTCGTCGCATATGAAACTGAATAGAAGGCAAAAATGATTAATTATTACATTGTAACGCTTAAGATGCTGCCTTATTTATATCGGTTTCGTCCGACTTATTTGTATCGCTCTTATCGGCAGTTGCCTTATTCGTATCGTTTTCATCCTTACTATTTATGTTAATACCAAAAAACCCATTTATTTGCTTGTGTATTTTTTGTTCTTTACTATTTCTAAAATACAGCATATTTGCTTGATTAATAACAGAAACTAAATTATATCCCAATATACACCAAGACGTAATAGGAAGAATATTAATGAAATCAATATCTTCTATATTGAAATAGTGTATAAATTGCGAGTTGCCAAATAAAAGCATATAAACACATAATAAAACGTTTAAACCCCTAAAATACATTTTTTTACTACTAATTTCAACATCATCGTCTAAAAATAAATAGGGATAAATTTTTGGAAAGTGTTTTTTAAATGGTTTAATATACGGAACCCATTCACCAACTTCTGTAGAAAACCCAGAAAACCACTGGGTATAAAATAATATATTGTATAATATTATCAGTTTTATAGATTTTGAATTAAATTTTGAAATAATTTGATATACAGTAAATGTAAGTATTAACACAGTAAATGAAGCCCAATATGGTTCAGTAGTATATGCGTCTGGTAAAACGATAGCAGGCCACCATTGTCCAAATATTAAAAAATAATTAAAATAATTATCATATAATGATGCTAAAACAAAAATAATAACTAGAATTATTTTTAATATTTCCAACACATATATATTAATATTTTCCTTTTTATATATATCAAAAATATCATCCATCAATTTTAATCCAGAGCCAGTTAAAAATCCATACATTAGTTTATCATAATTTGACATTATATATCAGGTTATTTTAATATATGATATATAATACGTATTTTGTTTTGTTTTTTTACGTTACCAAAACGTCGCATATTACACTATATAAATATCATCCACATTAAACCTTTTTACAGGCAATTGATTGAAAATAATATCAAAATTCATTTCATTTAACACAGCTTGTTTTAATTCTATCAATTTATCGTAAATAATATCAAACAATCCATGTTGATGGAACAATAACAATATCTTTTTTTTAGATTCGTTCGACTTGTCTTTCATAATATCCATAATATTTGCGGTATACATTGTTTCCTGTCTCGATTCTGATTGTGATTTTTTAATCTGCAATTGTGTAAAATAGACAATCAAATAGCTTATTTTCTCTTCATCGAAATCCTGACAAAACCCCTTTGATTTCCAATAATCAGGATCCGTTAAATTGATATAGTCGTCACGTATTTGAAAAAACAAAGAGAGAACCATCAGTACTTTTTTAAGCTTTTCATTATTTTTTTTCATTATCACATTGGTTGACTTGTCAAGAAGCAATTCTAGATTCATGATGAAAGCATAACCAGTTTTATATATCATCATTTTTTCATATTCGTTTAAATCTGGAATTACCTTATTTTGTGTATAATAAATGTCCATACCTTGTCCTTCGTGTATTAAATAGATATATTCAAGAATTTTATGAGTTGTTTCTATACTAAATTTTTTTGATATTTCCACTAACGATTTAAAAGAAGAATAATATCCAGCGTTTAATGATAACGGAATTCCATATTTAATATGAGCGCATGGTTCATTTCGTCTTAATAAACTATTGTCTTCAATATCATCAATGACTAAAGAAGCATTATGTACGTCATTTGTAATTCTATTTATTAAATCAATGTCTTCATGACTTACTGCGAGTAGTTTGCCAAATATTTCGCAGAGAGATTTGCGGATGTTTTTGCCATTTTGATTTTTATAATAAGTCACCGGCTCTAATAACATGTCTTCCATGTCTTAACTAAAATTTACATTAAATGAGTTTTATTTAATACAAAAATAAACGAATTATTTTGTCTTAAATCCAATCCAATATATTCAATCAAGCTGTTATTGGTAACCGGTCATATTATACGGTGTAGCCATAGCACCGTGCAAAGTATTTGTATTTTTAGTATCCATTGTGTAACCAACTGGCGGTTCTCCTCTTCCGAAAAATAGCTTTCTCAATATATTTTTACTACGGCTTTTTCTTTTTCTAGATAAAAAGCTTTGATTATAAGAAGAATGTGAATGTTTTTTTTTCTTAGTAAGAGTCCTCTTCGCAAGTGATCTCTTCGCAAGTGATCTCTTCTTATTCTTCGTAAAAAGCATTCTTTTTTTTTTATTCAATCTAAACATTCTTCTTCTTCTTCTACTTTTTCCACCGACAACACTACTATTAAATTGGTTGTTCGAACCTCTGGGTTCCATTCCATTATTAGTTATACGAGAATAATCAGGCGGTCCGGCAGCACGTCCAATTGGAAACCCGTTCGGTATATTATCCGGCTTTAATTCGTAGGAACTCATTATATAAATTGAGCTATATTATATTTTTTATTTTTGTTCAAATAACCGTATTTGTTTTTGCGTAAGTAATTCGACCTTTTCAACAACTTTTATAGGTTGCCATTTATCAAACTTTTTATTGAAAACGCACTTCATATAAAGAGATTTACCAAGATCGACGAATTTATCCTCCCTATTGTTTTGAAACTCTTCTTCGTCGTCACTTTCCTCCAACAAGTCTAAATTTCTATTTTCTTTGATATTTCTAAATAGTCCGTTCATAAAGACGCTTGATTTATAAGAAGGTATCATGGCCGTGCCATAAAACCGCTCTTTTTCACAATCATTGTCATCACGGCAATACAAATCGTAAATGTCCGGATGTAGGGACGGCTTCACGTTGAATATAACCTCTCCTTTATCAATATCGCGTGTTGGAGAAACCGCATCAGATGAGTTTGGACGTACAATTGTAATACCAATTAGTTGACCGGATGACGTTCTTTGCTGAATACAATACGTGACATATGGTAGAGTCTTTATATGTTCATAAGCGTCAGACAGCTGCCTAGTAATAACAGGCAGTCCGCATACTATGAAATTTTTATTGTAGGCAACTTGTTTGAGTTTACAAGTGAATAAATCAATAAGTTCATTAGATGCTAAAAAAGATGGCTTCGATCCCCATTCCATTTTATTTCCAACGTAATAAATAATGTCTTCACATGAAAAACACTTTACCTTGTGAGATGATGAATAAAAAGACGTTCCGTATAAAATAGTTCCATATTGACCCATGGATAATGTGCTACTGAAACACGCCGGGAGGCAATCAATCTTATTAATTTGTTTTTTATTGTCCAACGTAACCAAGCAACAAACATTTTTGTCTTCCATGTATGTAAACCATAAGTAGCACTTCAATCCTTTTGGGATTATGCTAAATAAAGACGCGGTTTGTTCCTTCTTGTTAAGAATTCTCTCATAAGAAGGAACTATTTTTGGAAATTTAGAAATCAATCTGTTTACGAATGACATTATTTATTTATATATTACTTGAAATGTATTCCTTATATTGTTTTCGGTTTTGTAATATCTTGTAAATATTGCTCAAGTTCCACCTCCATCTTCATCTCCTCTTTTTCTTTACTTGTATCTATATCTGTATTTATTTTATCAGTTTCGACGGAAACATTTGGGTTCAAATCCTTCATTTTCGGAACAGATAGGATGTTTTCAAAGAATGAATATAAATAATGAATTAAACTTATCAATAGTGCAGAAATAATTATCCACTGTAAAATCCATAAAATCATGGTATACTTTATATATTCATTCTAAAAATTTAGGGCATATAAAAACGTAAGAATGTCTTCCTTGATACCCTTTACGTTTATAGAAAATTCGGTTTCCATGTAAAAGTCTATAATAGTCCCTTGCTCGTCTTTTTCAATAACACAATTGACCATTGATTTAGGAGACAATTTGTATACACATTTGAACGAAACCGTACAAATATGTTTAAATGGTATTTGGTACCATTCGTCTTTTTTAATCCACGTGCTATTATCAACTATAAATTTATTATTGTTATTGGAGTTGTCCACAGATATATCATTTGGCAACATTTTCCAAATTGAATTATCGATTAATTCGAATATTCCTTCTGGTGAGTATATCATCTTTTTTTTAGTTTGTGTAGTTTTATAACAAGATATATCTTCATCCTTAATATCCGGAATGTTTACATGGGGAAAGAAAATTCGCTGGGTCATTTTTCTCTCATTTGTTTGTTTAGAATTAGAATAGTGTGACGGCATTTACTGAATGATATTTCATTAAACCATTTAAACCCATTATTTAATGATTATATAAAATTATGGTACAAATTATTCTTATTGAAAAAAACGGAACAGTAAAGCAGACAAACGCAAAAGATCTCTCAAAAGACACAATTTATAAAAAATGCGGTTTGAAAAGCAAATGTGGATTTGAAAAAAGAACCACTTGGACCATAACTATCGGATCCGAAAAGTGTTTGATTGAATTATGGGCAAAGGACGAAGGAAAGGCCGGGACAGAAAACAAGTTTGAATTGCCCGAACCAATTGATAAAAATTTATATTTCGGTACAATGGCGGTTGTTCGTGTTAACTCGAATGGAAACATTATTGATATCAAGACCGAATTATGGAATAAAGCATATGAAAAATTGATGGGCGAATTCGACGATTTGGAAGACGATGAAGAGGAGGAAGAAGAAGAAGACGAAGACGAACTTGCGTCTGTTTCGAAATCAATGAAAACAAAAAGTGGATATTTAAAGGACGGGTTTGTCGTTGACACAAATAGCGAAGATGAAGAATACGTAGGAAACGAAGAAGACGAAGAGACCGAAGACGATGACGACGAAGATGACGAGGATGACGATGACGACGAATTAGATTTAGAAGAGGACTGTAGTGAAGGATCTGAATTAGATGAGGAGTCGTATGATTATTCAGACGAGGACGAAAATAAATAAATAAAATTGAAATGGAAAAATCAAACCTAGTATAACAACATCTGAAATGAGCGGCGACAACTCAACAGTAGAATGCGACGACAAACCCAAGGGCGTAAATCCCTACCACGAGCCATATTTAAAAGCAATCCAGCGTTTCCAGGAGGAGTTTCTTAAAGACGATGTTTGCTGTGTTTATAATAGCGTGGAGGAACTTATTAACCTCCCTATAAAACCCGGAGTTATTTTAAAGAATAAAAGGAGTTTTGATAGACATTTATATCTATTTAACGATTTGGCAGCCTTTTATGGTTTACAAGTGCCATACGACGTATTAGAGAGATATTTATTAAATGGTACCGGTGAAAATACATACATTATACATTCAAATATGCTTAAGAGTCTTGGTATAGACTTGATGACTGACACTACTATAATTGACGACTTTTCAATGACTTATTTACCTCCACACGCAGACCCGTATACATTTTTGGAAAATATACTGACAATGTTATACATAAAAGATTCTTTAAAACCAAAATTAGAGGAATTATCGAAAATAGTAAGATATAAACCTTTGTTAATTTAATGATGAATGATGTCCTTATAATATAATACTTTTTTTACGTATAATGTTCAATATATACGCACCTAGAGCACCAAAACCACCAACTACAAGACCGAAATATACATCATTTTTACTCCATTGATAACCTTTATCATAGTCTCCATAAACAACCTTTGTTGCCAATATGGAGAGAATAATACCCATTAAAACAGGGTGAATATTGGACCTGTCGTTTGGTATCATATACGCAATTGTTCCACATAGTATTGCGAACCCGGTTCTCTCTATATTCCATACCTGTTTTGGTATTGACGACATATTTTATAAGTATGTTTTATATTATTTTGTAAACAATATAAAATTGATTTGAGTTATTACATGATATCAAGAACAAAAAGAGAGAATATGATGCGTAAAATCGAAAATCCGGATTTGTTTCGGGTAAATGTACGAGCAAGACTTGAAGACCTGGTAAAAAATTCTGGTATATCTTTAAATATTGAAAAAGGTATTTATAACAATAGTTTAAAAATCGCGACGGAAAGAAACATTGTTAAAAAATGGGAGAATGTTTATTTCAGTCAAATATATACGGATAGACTGCGGACTGTATATATAAATTTAAAGACAGACGAGGCTCTTTTATTAAAAATACAGAAAAAGGAAATAAAAGCTCATTTATTGGGGTTCATGACACACCAGGAAATGAATCCAGTTAAATGGCAAACACTGTTGGACCTTAAAACGGAAAAGGAAAAAAATATGTATTCTCCGAATATTGAAGGCAATACGGATAATTTTACTTGTCGCAAATGCAAATCGAATAAATGCAGTTATTATCAATTGCAAACACGTTCCGCTGATGAACCAATGACAACATTTGTTACATGTATTAATTGCGGAGTTAGGTGGAAATGCTAACTAAACTTAACATTAAAAAAAAATTATATAATTTAATATAGTATATAATGTCAAAATCCAGTTTAATTGAAGAAATTAAGAAGGAGAGAGGTAAACGAAAATTTACCAATGTGGATTTACAAGGCGTTGATTTATCAGGTTTAGATTTATCTGGATTAATTTTATTAATGTCCAATTTATCAGGGACCGATTTGTCAGGCACCAATTTGTCAGGGGCAAAATTAGCTAGGACCGATTTGTCAGGGGCTAAATTAACAGAGGCTAATTTAAAAGGGACCGTTTTAATAAAGGCTAATTTAACAGGGGCCGATTTAACAGGGGCCAATTTAACAGAGGCCAATTTAACAGAGGCTACTTTAAAAGGGGCCGATTTAACAGGTGCCAATTTAACAGAGGCTACTTTAAAAGGGGCCGATTTAACAGGGGCCGTTTTAGACGGGAACACCACCAATTTAACAGGCGTCGATGTAACAAGTTTCAATTTTTTAAGCGCCATTTTAATACGAATACCTGACCAACACCATATTCATAAAGAAGCCGGAAAGATTAATTATTCAGAACTAATAAAACATCTGAATAAATCAAACGTCTTTGGAATAAAAAAAATATTCGACGCTAAAATTGATTACCCTTCTTATTTTTTTACTAGCATTTCAAACATTATTTCAGAAAAGAAGGAAGAAGAAAGTGATAAAGAAAAAGAACAACGCGTCAGAGAACACGTCAGATTAAAAATAATTATGGATGAACGATTAAATTCATTTAATTATAAAGACATTTCTCCAAATTTACTAGAGGTTGTTTACTATACCTTGGAATATGTAAAAACTCAACCAGATCATTTTAAAAAAATATATGTGGAAAATTGGCTGAATTCGTGTATTGACGAAGCTAATAAAGAAGGACGGCTATCTTGTGTACATGGAATTTTAGAGAGATTTATTTTCGCTTTATCAACCGCGTGTACAATTTTGTTATCGTCGGGTTTGACGGATGAAAAAAAAGAAGAAGAATATACTATCATTATTCGTATCATTAATCAAAACCCAGAGGTGTTAATAACTGAATATATTGAAGATTGGTATAAATTACATAGTAAAGAAGAATTTAAATTTAGTAAAGAAACTAGTGACGACGAAAAAATAGATAGTTTGCGTAAATATGTAACCGAGTTATTACAATCATCACCAGGTATAGACAAGTTAATAGAAAAAAAAATACAAGAATATGTAGAAGGTGTAGGATTAGGCGAAGACTATTTCAAATATTTAGGAGGGGTCGGTACGCGAAGAAAAAGAAAAACTTCTAGAACGGGTATATTGGCTAGAAAAACAATCAAAAACAAAAATAGAAAAAAAATGACTAAAAGAATAAAACCCATTGTAAAGAGAAGGAGAAATAAAAAAATGAATACAGTTAAAAGTAAAACATTATTGGATCTTAAAACGATCAACTGAATAGAGTAGAGTAATACTTAAAAAAACACTTTTTTATAATCTAATACATTTTTTTTGTCTTGTCTTTTTACTCTTTTCACTCTTTTTACTCTTTTTACTCTTTTTACTCTTTTTACTCTTTTTACTCTTGTTAATCCTTTTGCCTTTTTTTCTACGGTAAACTTCATTATGCTCGCTTTTGTACGTTTCAGTGTCATTTCCGCCTTTACCATCAGTTGCTGACTTATGTTCACCTTGATACGGTTCGGAGCCATTACCATTTTTGTCTTCGTTGTCATCTGACATGTCAAGCTCAAAAAAGCTAGCATCACCTACTCTCATTTTGGATCTTCTATACTTTTCAAGCGCCTCTTGATCCACTTTTTGCTTCTCTTCTTTAACTTTATTTTCACCCCTTAACTTGACTATTTCCAAATCGGTCATTTTTTCCATGGTACATTCATACATTGTAATATCGCCATTGTAACGACTTTTTTGTATGGTGTTCAATGAAATACCGGGCTCAAATAACACTTCTTTTTCGCTATCATTAAAATTAAAAAATAAAAGCTCTGGATTAATGATAATGTTAAATATACAACACTTATTATCTCTTAAAAATTTAGGTGTTTTTTCCATATCGCTACTTGTACTCATAAATGACAATTGGTTTAGTTTTTTTTCTTTAAAAATATTTGGGATTCCTATACCTCTAAATACCCTAGTCATAGTAAGGCTGCCATTTTTTTCTTTATGTTTTTTCATAGAAGATAAAATATTAGTAATATCTTTTTTTATTTCTAATTCATTAATTTTCAAATCTGTATTTGGTATTATTCCTGTTGTTAAATAATAATTATATATTTCAAAGTGAGAAACCTTATATCTATACAAACTTTTAACTTCTTCGTCTGATAAATAACCGTGTTCTTTTTTTAATTCTTTTTCTGTTATCATTTTATAATATACAATCCGATATTTTTTTTATATTATTATAAATCCTCTAAATCATTCACATTCCAATATTCGCAACCTCCGTTAGGAAGGGGACGTTTTATTATAAATGGTATTTTCTTCTCTGCCAATTCCTTTTTTGCTATTAGATATCCTTCTATTATATCTTTGGGAACATCCACAAAAGGTCGTGCTCCAGAATCGATTTGTTTTGCGCGTTGACCCAATATTCTCGTTTTTTCAAACTTTGTCAATATAGGAATTGTTTTATGTAGGGAATCGATTATTATTCCATTTTTATCTCTTGTTATAATTGATAACAATTTAACTTCTTCGTAATTATGCGACGACATTTCCGGATGAAAATCCTTGATATAATTTTTATTTTTTTCTCTAGTAAATTTTTGTAAATAATCGCTAACTTCTGCATCACCGTCATCTTCGTCTTCATCTTTATCTTCCTCGTATTCATCATCTATCTGTTTTTTTTCTACGTTTTTTACTTTATCTTCTTCATACTCTTCTTCTTCGACTTCATTTTTTACTTCGTCATCGTCTAATTTGTCAGCATCTTCTTCGTCTGAATCTTCTTCGTTTGATTTAGCGTTTGCGTCTACTTCGTTTGCGTCTTCTTCGTCTGTTGTGACATCCTCTTCATTGTCATTGTCATCTTTATCTTCTTCTTCTTCTTTATCAGTTGGATCATCTTTCTTATTTGTGGCAAATAGACTCATATCTTTTTGTATAAGTTATAGCAAGAGAAACTTTTAATTCAATTTAATTTTTAAAATCTATACAATTAAAGTATTTTTTTTATTTTATGCTTGTTGACAGTTAAATGTTTAATATCTAGTCTAATTATCGGTTTTCCATTTAGTTTCACACCGGCAACATAAATACAAATATTTCATGTTATCGTCATCGTATCGAACATAAAGAACCTCCCTATCTTCTTTATCTTTTTGTTCTAATGAATTACTACTACAAGCTTGATTCGGACATTTTATTGTTGTAATTCGAGGAAGGGTTGGGTCGAATTTTGTATATTCGTTAATAAAGTGGCTCATATTGGTTTTGTTACCGTTTCCTTTCACTATTGTTTTTGAAACACAAATGTTTGTGTTGTTTAAATCGGTATTTTCGTGACCACAGTTTCTGCAGTAATAAATAAGTTGGTCGGCCATCGAATCGTCTCCTATTTTTATGTAGTACATATTGTCGCATTGGTTGCAGAAAAACATTCTCTCCTTCTTTGTTTTATATGTGTTGATATATAATTTTAAATCAATTTTTAATTTTTTTACATTTACATCCCTTTTTCTTCTGAATTATTTGCGTTCTCTACGACATCATTTGAAAGCGTATATTTGTTATATAATTGGCTTAGATTGTTAATAACAATGGTATAATTCACGTGAATATGTAAATTATATACATTCATCATTATTGTCTTGTTTACAGTTTTTTTCAATTGTATTCTTTCCATAATATTTCTATAATTTTCTATGAAATGATTTTTAACTATTTCAAACAATTCAGGGGTTGATTCTTGAAACGACTTGTCTACAAGCATTCCGTGAATTGCTACTTGGAAGTTTTTAAATGTTAGTATTTCGTTGTACGTTTGAATCTCCTTATGACTTCCAGATATTCCAGGCTCGTTCAAAAGCGGCTTGTCTGTAAAAACACTTGATAAAACGAGAAGAATACTTGATATGGATTGACACGAACTCCATTGCTCCCCCTTCCAAGTGTTTAATATTGAAACACATACCTTTCCGCATTTATACAAATTCGGATTGAACCTTGTTCTTCCGTCATTTGTCATATAAATCACATTCGGAGGACTATATGGATAGTCTTCTGGGTAATAAATGTGAAATAGATAATACCCGCCATGATAAGGAGTTCCTTCGTTACCAATAATAACCGCAGTTCCTCTTAGAAAATCGATATCGTGGTGCTTATAATAAATTCCATGAGACGTTAATGGATTATTATTGATTTCCCTAATGTCCTTTATCAGGCGCTTTATTGTATCTTTTGAAATAGTTTTGGTTACCGTTACAATTTCTACACCACCGCCTCCGTCCGACGTTTTTTTTTCAGGCTCGAAGCTCATTATATATTAAATGACGCGATATATTTAAACCCCCTTACTAATTTGTTTTCATTATGAATTAATGAAAAAAAATGAAATAAAAATATATATAGTATATAATCAAATAATATAGATGTCATCTCAAATGACGTCGTTCGACGAATTCATGAAAAAAACGCAGACGAAGAAAGGAGAACCGAATACTCACACAAGGATATCCGGAGGAGCGTTTTTGATAGGAGACGAAGAGCGAGATGGGTTTCTAGAAAAATATTACAAAAAGGTTTTTCTAGACGGCCAAGTTGATACACTGACTGAGAAACAATTAATAGAAGACGGTCCTATTCTTATCGACATTGACATGCGGTATAAAAAAGATATAAAAACGAGACAACATAATGAAGGACATATTATTGATATTTTAGGCGTTATGGTAGACAAATTGAATGAATTATTAGAATTCAAAAAGGACGACACGTTCGACGCATACGTTATGGAAAAACAATCGCCAAATTTGACTGACGAGAAATATACCAAAGACGGAATTCATATTTTGGTTGGCTTAAAAATGCATAAAGGTCTTCAGTCTATTTTGAGAACGAAAATGGTGAATGAATTTACAGAGTCTAAAAATTTAAACGATTTACCATTTGAAACTGACTGGGAAAATATGTTTGACGAAGGCATAGTAAAAGGTCATTCTAATTGGCAAATGTATGGATCCAGAAAACCAAACCACCAGCCCTATTTGCTTACACACCATTATAAGATTGTCCATGACGGGTTTGCCTGGGAGGACTTTTATGAACAATCTGTAAAAAGTTTTGATTTGAAAAAGAATTTACCGAAATTAATGGCGAGATATAAAGGTCATCCTGAATTCCAAATGAAGGAAGATGTTAAAGACGAATATACCGAAATATGCAAAACCCTTTCTAAAAAGAAACGAGCAAATGAATCAAAGGAAGAGAAAAATGGAGGAGGACCCGCGATACAAAGGCAATACAAAGTGAAAACATCCGTATCAATGCTTTCTACTGTTTCATATAATGAGATCGACAGTAAAGAGAAACTCTCTTTAATGATCGAAGAATATCTAGAAGCGCTTCCGGCGACGAAAAAGTATTTGATAAAAGAAACGTACGAATATACAATGATTCTCCCGGAAACGTACTATGGTCCGGGGAGTTACACAAAATGGCTTCATGTAGGGTTCGCATTATCAAACACAGATAATGAATTGTTCCTAGTATGGCTCCAATTCAGTTCTCAGGAAAATTGTAGAAATACTTTAAAGGGAAATGACGGTCAATTCGATTGGAAAAAAGTAAGAGAATTATACAACATGTGGGTCGAATTCGGACACCATAATAGAGGAGGACTTACACATAGATCCATCGCGTATTGGGCTAAAAATGACGTACCTGATAAATATAATGTAAAAAAGAAGGAAAATGTCAATTATTATATTGAATTATCTATCAAAAGTCTAACCGATTGCGATTTCGCTCAAGTATTATTCCAATTATACAAGGATAAATTTGTATGTTCAGGCATCGAACCTAGACCAACTTGGTACGAGTTTACAGGAAATAGGTGGAAGGAAAATCACTATGGGGTAGATTTAAGAAAAATTATATCGGGAGAATTACACGATATTTATCTAGTGAAATTGTTTGAAACCGTGCAATTTAACACTGCTTCGACCGAAGCAAGTGACGAAACGAGAGATAGAGCGAAGAAACTTTCAGATATTTCCAAATATTTGAAAAGCGGGAATTGGAAAAAAAATATAATGGCACAGGCGTGTGAGTTATTTTACGACGACAAGTTCCTTACGAAATTGGACGAAAATAAATATCTGCTTTGTTTTTCAAATATGGTAGTTGATTTCAAAAACAAGACTCATCGTAAAGGACAGCCAGACGACTATCTATCGATGACTACCCATATTGAATATATTCCATACGATAAAGAAAAATATTCAAACATATATGGCGAGATTAGCGAATTTATTAGCCAATTGTTTCCAAAAAAAGAATTGTGCGACTATATGTGGGATCATTTGGCTTCGTGTTTGATTGGCACAAATGAAAATCAGTCCTTCAATGTTTATGTCGGGTCTGGTCGAAACGGAAAGTCAAAGCTAGTGGAATTAATGTCGAAAGGCCTGGGTGATTATAAAGGCACCGTTCCAATAAGCATTGTTACGCAAAAAAGAGGAGCAGTTGGCGGAACTTCTTCTGAAATAGCTCAATTAAAAGGAAAGCGTTATGCTGTTATGCAAGAACCGTCGAAAGGGGATCAGATAAATGAAGGCAGAATGAAAGAACTCACTGGGGGAGATCCAGTGCAGACTAGACAATTGTACAAGGAATCCATTGTTTTCCAGCCGCAATTTACAATCGCAGTATGTACTAATGTTCTTCCTGAAATAAACAGTAACGACGACGGTACGTGGCGAAGACTGAAATCGATTGATTTTGTTTCCAAATTTCTTAACAATCCATACGAAGATGAAATGTTTCCGAGAGACGAGTATCCCTATCAATATCTTATCGACAAGAAGATTGACGAAAAGTTTGATATATGGGCGCCGCACTTTATGTCGTTGCTTGTAAATAGAGTATATGAAACGAACGGAGTCGTCAATGATTGTGAGCTTGTAACGATGAGTAGCAACCAATACAGAAATGGACAGGATTATTTATCAGAATTCGCAAAGGACAAAGTGCGAAAGGTCAGTGACGGAAAGGTCAAGAAGACAGAATTATATGAAACGTTTAAGCAGTGGTATACAAATAGTTATGGAAGAGGAACTGTTCCTAAAAGCAGGGAGATTTACGAATATATGGATAAAAAATATGGAAAATACAAACAATGTTGGAAAGGAGTTGCTATCATTTACGACGAAGACGAAGAAGAACAAGAAGAAAAAGGGGGCAAAATGTAAATAAAAAGTATTATATCAAAGTTTAATATATACATTTCTAGGAAGATTTTTCCCGAATAGTCTTGAAATTTTATCATAAAGCCAAAACGAAAATACAGATAGATAATCAACAAGAGCTGGTAATGAAAAATACAAAATAATGTAGACCCAATATTCTTTTTTTTCGTATAATTTATCCGTTATGAAATTTCCAAGTAGTAAATATAAAATGAACACCAACACATAAACCGTATATAAAAAGTAGCGAATAGTACGGAGCCAACCAACCTCGCTAATCTGATAATCTATTTTTCTGTCACTAGTAGTCGTAACGCCAATCATAGAATCGAGCTCTGCTGTCAAATCGGCCTTTTCTTTTAATAAAATATCTGTTAATTTTTTCATTTCCTCGGCATATGTTTTATGAGAAGCTAATGTGTCAATCAAAGAACCAATATGTTTGTGAGATTCTGACTCCGTTTTGGTCATTTCTTCAGCAACCTTTTCAAACTCTGTCTTGTTTTTATCCAAAAGATAATTTGAGTATCCCACACTACCGACTTTATATTCATAGTAATTTTTTTCTGCTTGAGTCAAATCATTCGGAGCGGTTTGGACCACATTAGATGCATGTTCCATTCTTTCTCTCAATTCTACGATTTTTTTTTCCCTTTGGCAATTTGAATCGCAAAGTAGACTGTTTTGGACAGCGGCCAGCATTCCGTTTAGACGATCTGGTGGCAACATTTGGTTCAAATTTTTTGATAAATCTGCCTGTTCAGATGGGGTCATGCTAGACTGAGTAGATGGATATGGTGGCTGAATCGGAAACCCATACGAAGAAGGCGAAAAGTTTTGGAAGAGATTCATTTAATAATTATATATATATAAATATTAAATGGAGAGGCAGGTTGATTTATCAAACACTTGCGGAATAATGGCTAAAATGACTAAACGGGATTACTGTGGATTCTACAGAACTTAGTGGCGTGTAATCGCTTCGCATATTATTATCGCTTCGCATATCAGTGCATCGGGCGCATTCATTCTCTAATGTTGTGAATTTTTCAACTGTTATATTTTTACATTTGTTTTGTTCAGGATCGTAAATCATATTTGCCGAACAACAGTTTCCGTTAATACATCCTAAAGACGGCAAACTTAATGACGATGATTTATTTTTATTACCAGAGGAAGAAGACGAAGAACCGTCATTAGAAGGCTTAGGTATTTTAACATCATATTCATCGTAATTCATATCATTTCTTTTCATCAAATCGTATACTTTAACTACAAAAACAATAACACTTATAAAAAGAATAATCGAAATAATTATATCTGAAACATCTTGAGAAATTATATCGTATTTTTTCAATAATATAACAATAAGGACCAAAACGGAAACTATAATAAGTATTTTGATAAGAGATGTATGGTGATGATACCGTTTACTGTAATAAGAATTGATTTCAACCATTCTCATTTGATTCATATTGCTATTTTCAATACTATTTGCGTAATCTTTCGACTTATTCAATTGATCTTCTACCATTTTTAAAACAGTTTCTTGATCAATGACGTCATATTTGGAATTTGACGTGTTCTGTTTCACTGCTTTATAATTAAACGCCAAACTTTTAAATAGTTCTATTCGAGTCGCAGAGAGATGATTTATTTTTTTAACAATATCATTTTGCGCGGATGCGTCTTTTGTATTTGTGCTAGAAAGAGTTTCCAACTGTTTATATAACTCCTGTTCTGTTTGTTGAAGATTGAATATATTTTCAAGTGTTTTAGTATAATTATCCTCGAGAGAGCTCATATTATATATATATGAGACATAAAAGTAATTAATTTGACAATTTCCAACTTTACATTAACTTCTATTGAGTTTTATGCTATATCCAATAATAGAAATAGCTAATATGCTACATAACATGTAATTGTAATTCTCGCTGATTAATATTGTTTTAGTATGTTCTGCCAAGGCACTGTATTGTCGATTCTCTTCTTGTTTAGTCTTGATGACGGTTATAGCATTTTCACGTGATGTAAGTAAAGAACGACCGGTTTCTCTATTTTTCTCTAAATAATTAGTTATTTTTATATAGGATTTGATTTCACCAGTTAAGCGTGTATATAGGTCATTTAGGCTATTCAAGAGTGTATTGTTAGACTTTTCCAGCCCATTTTTGTCTGCGTTGGTAAATGCTCCTAAATTGCACAATGTGTCCATCGACATTTTCTCTCCAATGTTTGACAATTCCCAAGTTGAACTTTGGATATTATTTACAATCTTTGAACATGAAGTGCTGTTTAAAACATTGTTCCCTCTAATATAAAGTTCAGAAGACTCGTCAACCATTCTTGAAGAGTTTGGAAAAATGTTACGGTTCTTCAATTGACATTCACTATTGCCCTCTTTGTATACGTAGCCGCCACACTGGTCGTTTGCTATACACCTTTGTTGACAATCCGATTTATTAATGTTTTTCTTCACCTCTATATCATTTCCATTATTTGAATACCATCCTATAGGATAAAACTTGTCATTTTTCTGAAGCAAATTGTCTGGGTATGGATGTAAAATTCCGTCTTCGTCTATATAACCAGTTTTACCTACGTTTGTAGAGTTTTCCTTTTTAATCTTATAGATAGAAAGAGTGTTATGGTCACCGCCAAACTGCTGTCCTGGATTCCCCGTGCAATTGAGCGTTTCGTAGCGGATTTCAAGTGAAGCAGTTCCATTAGAAATTTCCATAACTAAATAACAGTTTCCAGTAGGAGACCCTATAAATTCGCCGGCAGATAGAGTTTCGCCAGAATTAAGGTAGTTTCTTTTAAACTTTGAGTTCTCCGCTTTATATTTTTCAACTGGTAACCCAGTTTGATATGTTGAGCTTTGCCATAATATAGTTCCGACAGGGTCGGTTGTGTTGGTTAATTTCAGATTTCCGTCGTCTCCCAACGTGAGTCTGAATCCTCTACATTTTCGATTTTCTTCAAAACAGTCAAACGTAACAGTTTGTCCAGTCGCGTCTGGAGTGATATTCATTGTTTTTGCGGCCCCTTTTCCACATTTATATGAAGTGGAGAATTGTTTACTGCATCCAATAGCAGGGTCAGTTGTTCCTCCACCAGAAACGCCGAGTGTATATTTAACTGTGTCCTTTCCGTTGATAAAATCCTTTACATACTGTGTCCAATTTCCAACTGGAACTGGAATAAGAGTTGGTTCTTCGCTTGCCATAATTAATATATGTTAATATTTTTATTAAACAATTATATCGTTCTTTTTTTTCTTTTTATATCTTGAAAAAAAGGTTCTCTAAAGTATAAACTTATACACGAGAATTACAATTCATATTGCCGTCATCCCAAGAACCTCTATATTGTTCTGGCATAGATCCCCACGTGTCATGTGGAACAATGCCGTATTTCTTTGCCCAATATTTACATAGTTTTTGGTTACAACCATTCGCATCCCAGAAAGTACGTTCATCGTTTGACGTCGACCCCCATGTTTTATAAGGTATAACCTGAGTTCTTTCATGTATCTCATTGCAGCGTGTTTGTACGTCAACAACTGGAGGAGGAGGAGGTGGAGGCGGTGTATTATCTAAAGGTATTGGTTCAAATGTTTGATTAACATGGCCCGGTGCGCAATCGAATAAATGGATTTGTGTTTGACCCGCTCGTGTACCACCCCCATCATCCATACATTTAGATTTGTTTGGATTTTTAAACATTTTAGAATTGCTGTCGTATTCAAATTGCTGATTAGTGTTATTTTTATCACAATCCCATAAATGGAATTCTGTTTGTCCGTTTAAAGTACCACCGCCGTCATCTACGCATAAATTCTTATTAGGGTTTTTCAATTGTTTTGTAGCCGCATCATATGTAAATTGTTGATTAGTGCTATTTCTATCACAATTCCAAAGATGGAATTTTGTTTGTCCGCTTCGCGTACCGCCCCCATCGTCTAGACATAAACTATCCTTTTTAGGATTTCCTAACAGAAATTTACCAGGGAATGTAAATCCGGCTGCTGCTGGAGGTGGAGGAACGGGCTCTGCTTTTGGCGCAGCAGGCGGTTGTGGTTTAGATGACGGCTCGAATTTACTGCATCTATATTTATACGCAATCTGGCTTTCGGAAGGTCTAATTAGCGTAAAATAATTCATCGCCTCGTCGTCTGCGCAGGCAGCATCGTGTCTATCTAAAAATATTGCGTTTCCGCCTCCATCATCATTTGCCGGTGTAGTTAATATTCTAGAAGACATTGGTTTTCCAATTTTTACGCATTTATAATCATATTGATATTTATTAGTAGTACCTGCTCGGTTTAACTTAAATTGTGTAATAGCACTGTCTTCTCCGCAATCAACCTGGTGTCTATCTAAAAATATGCTGTTACCGCCCATATTAAATACCGACCCGTCCTCGTTTAATGGTGTGCTTTTTGAAACGGCGCCTTTGATTTCGTTTGCTTTCGTATTAACACCATTCTCAAATGGCGCCGAGCAACTATATTCATATCTGTAACTTCCGTCCGCCTTCTTTTTCAATTGAAATCGTTTAATACCATTATCTCCGCAATCAACATTTTGTCTATCCAAATATAAAGCGCTTCCATTATTTACGCTCAAACCATCGAGTCCTTCTTTAATGTTGTTTCCAATAAACCCTTCACTGATTAGATTTTTAGCAACCTGCCACGTTGTGGAGTCAGTTACAGTCGGAGGAGCGGGTTTGGGAGGAGGCATGATTTTATTAGTACAATTGCTTCCATAACTTGCTATCGTATCAGATGAATTTATTAAAGCTCCTGAATTAGTGCATCCAGAATAAAGCGGGTTTGTAAAAAGGCTTTTAGAAACGTATTCCGCAGTTTTAGCAGTATCGCTTGAAGCAGGATCGGATTTAAAATTCGAACTGTTTCCTATACCAATCGTTCCGTCTAATAAAAGTCCTCCGGTATTGGAAGCGGAAGACGACTCGATCAACTTATAAGACGTATTTGTTTTAGTAGCGATTCCACCAGAGTATACCGCGGCTGGGTCAGAAATTGTATAACACTTGCGCGATGAACCATTTGTTGATAGAGCGAATCCACTAGAACCATTGTCTATCGCTCTCGTTTTACATGCCTCAAGAGAGACGGATTCGCTCATGTCTGATTGGAAATCCAAGCCTGTTGCCGTCTTTCTGTAGCACCCGGTATATTCCTCGGAAACATTTTTTTGTTCTGTAGCTCGAGACACAAATACATTCGATCCTTCATTACCGCAAGACTGACCCATTCTCATAGCTGTTCCTACCTTCATTGGATAGTCGGCGTAAATAATTTCGTTAGGAGTATTAAACTTATTATTGCTGGACGCATTGACATTGACTAATTCAGAAGAGCAGCCATTTTTGCCAGCGGTTTGTTCGTAAATTGATTGCGTTGGATACCATTTGAAGACTCCTTTCGAAGTTACATATCCAAGTTGTCCGTCGCTTAGTCTTACGTTTTTATTAAGATATGGATTTTGGGTTTCTGCGCGGGTTAAATAACTATTTGTTTTTTCCATTAAAAACTTGTGTTTAAACGCATAATCGCTTATATCTTGATTATATTTATCTATAAACTGATCCGATTCTATTTTTGATTTATCATTTGCAGTTTCGGTCTTAGTGATTCCCATCATACCCGAGTTCCCTTCTATTATGTCTCCTTTCCAATTGTATGAAGGTGTGTGGCACTCGTTCGAATTATTATTTATTTTTCTTCTAATACTACTTTTATTTTTTAAATAATCAGTGCCTTGATCTAATTGGAAAGATGACGTGGTTTCGTTAATGCGGATTAGTTTGTTTTTATTTTTACACGACCCGACATAAGACCCTTCTTCTTGGGCTGCTCCCGATTCTTCTTTACTAAATTCCGAAAAGGTATTATAAAGGCTGTTTAAAAAATTTGGAAACATTAATGAACTATAAGCCCTATTACTAATATAATATAATATAATATCAGATGGGTTTTTAAGAATTAGAAAAAATACGTAATTGAATGATAAGTAATTAACAATAAGGCCATAAGGACTATGAATAATTCTACAGCGTTTGTAGAATCTGTAAAGTAAGCTCGTATTGTTATTCCTATAATAAGAATGCTTACGAAAAACATACAAATGTATTTATAATAGTTCGATTGTCTTTCTAAACTTATAATCTTGTTTGCGCCTAGTATAGAATTCTGTTTTTCGAGCAAGGTATCTATTATTATTTTTTCTTTTGATAACTTATCTGCCTGTTTCTTTAAATTTGGAATGTTACTAGTTATTGTTTGTTGATTGTTTGTTTCGGTGGGAATGGATAAAACTGCTAATGTTTTTGCCGTATATATTTTTTGTAAAATTTGTGAATTCAATTCATTCAATGTCTGTAAATCTATTACTGCTTTTGAGGTAAACCCCGACATGACGCTGTTTGTGTAGTTCATTTGAGCCTGTTGATACTGTGATAACAATCCAGTTATTTCATTTTCAAGAATTTTAAATTCTAGTAAAGTGTCTGACATTAATTATTATTATTATATATGTATAAAAAATATAAGGGCTGCTAATGTTTACATATTATTTAGTATTGATACTATAACTAGTATAATTAAAAATATAATGTACAAATAATGATCATTCGTGCCGTATAATATTTGATAAATAAAAATAAGAACAATAATAGAAATGATAATGGTAATCAAAATATAATTTCGTTTATTGCCATTACAATCGCACGGAGACCCATTACAACCGCAAGGAGACCCATTACAACCGCGTGGTTTTCTACGCCCACAACTGTTTTTCAACTTGCTGATATGAAGTGCCAAATCATTCTTTCTTCTTTCGAAATCGTCTGACAATCCCTTATCGGAACATTTTTGAAAGATTCCCAATTCCCGTTCAATACAAGACGATATAGAGATGAGAGAATTGTATTGGGTTTCCAGTGATTGATTAAGTAACGAATGATCGTCCTCATTACGTTCGATCATTTCCCTTTCCAAAAGTTTGCTTGTATTTGAATATTCATTTAAAGCCTTGTAAAACTTTTGTTCATTTTTGGAAAATGTATCATTATTCGCTATAACCGCAGAATTGGGATGAGAAGCGGATTCTATACTTTCCATTGTTTCTACAATTGTTTTTATATTGTCCTTTTTGGACGGATATGTATCGGTTTCAAGCTTCCTTATTCTGTTCATATTGAAAAAGGAATAGGTTCTTTCATATTCCATCATTTTCTGGCCTTGTTTTAAACTTGGATCATTTTCAAAAGACTTGTCTCTGTTTGGAATAATACCTAAATCCTCTATAAATCGAATCATTTTATATAGTATTATAATATAAAATGTATCGTATAAAAAGGAATCGTATTAACATCATTACTTATAGTAAATATAAATAGGAATTATTATCGCGGCAAGTACATATATATTTCCAAGAAGATATTGATTATATAACAATTGGGAGTCGTTAAACATTCCTTTTGTTCCGTTATTTGTTTCGAACAAATCGGTAATTTTACTCTTCAACGCTTCGTTGTCACTCTCTAATTCGGCAATAACATCGGAAGCCTCTTGAGCTTTTTTTTCTTCCTCGTTAATATCAGCATCAAGTTGGGTATTTATAGCGAAGGAAGCTTTTTTATATTCCTTCAAGTCTGATTCAAAGACTCTATTCAATTCTGTATAAGTTTGATTAGTTGGAAATGTCTTTGATAAATGAACCGCTTTTTTACCTTCGTTTATAATAATACTAAAAGTTTGCTTGATATCCTCTAATTCGTTGTAATAGTTATCAATTGGTCCCGACATGAAAAAATGTTAATATATGTATGCTGATAATATAATATAATTAATTACACCTATTTTTATTAAGAAGAGCAAATCCTGTAGAAATTGCTGTTAATTGAAGTTTTACTTGGTCTAATTATCTTGCATACCTCTCCTGGTCTTATTCCAATAACTTGAGCGGTTGGGCTAAATCTGGAAATGTTTGGAATTTGGTTATCGTTTGTAATATTATATTTTTTTTTAAACTCGGCGGATTCTTCGTTGGAGAGAACAAAGTGAGGAGGGTTTAATTGATGTTTTAATATGTTGTATTGGAGTCGTTTGATATTGAAAACAATTATAAATATTCCTTCTTGTTCCCATTTATTTTGTAAAAGTTTAATCAAAGATTCGTTTGGTTCGTCTTTTATGATTATAATCAAATCGTCTTTTTTCGTTAGAACCGTGTCTATCGTATAAAGGTCTTCTATGTATTCTGAAATATTATTTAAACTGAGTGTTTTTGTTATGTGGTAAATAACATATGCTTTTTTAGGGTCGTCAGTCCCTTCGACCTTTTCTTCTCGTTCGATTTTTTTGCGTTTTAAAAGCATGTCCAATTGTGTATTTTTAATCATATTGTGTATCTCATTTATACTCGATCCCTTGTAATCGTCTATATTGAAACCCTGCGTTTCCAATATATCTAGAATGTTTTTTCTAGAATTCTAAATT